CTGACTTTGCTGAAATTACGGTTGAGATTATCTTTTGCCCAGTTGCTAACGGTTCGGGCAAAGTCGAGGCAGTCGACCATACTTTATTAATACCCGAGTAGGTATCTATTGTTGCTTGTGCTATCGCCGCTGCTTTACCAGCTTTTGAATTTTCACCTAATATACTTGCTAATTGCCCAAACGTTTGACTAGCCAAAGATAACTTATTTTGCATAACTGCGTTATCGATGTCTTTATCCATCTTAGCGTACTTGTCTTTTATAAGTTGAATATCCGCTCCAGTTTTTTCAGTATTAGCTAATTCCTGTTCTAATCTTATTGCGTTCCTTTCTTTGTCAAGTTCCCCTTGTGCGATAAAGTTTTCTTCATCAATTATTTTTTTATTTTCTAAGTCAACCAATTGCTTTTCTTGTTCGGCTACTTTCCTTTCCTCTGCTAAAGCATCATTCTTAGTTTGGTTTTCTAATTTTATTGTATCTAAAGCTAGATCTAGTTCTTGCTGGTTGATTAATTTACTATCAAACAAAAGTTGTTGGTGTGCTATTTCTAAATCATAATCCGACTTTAAAGCTTTTTGCTTTTCTTGATATTGTTGCTCTGATAAAAATTTACTATCATCTAGAATTTTTTTATTTTTCTCTCTTTGAATATCAGCCTCTATGTCTGCATTTTCAATTACGAGGTCTAAATCCTTTTTTGCAAAATCAGCCCCAATATTTAGTAATTCAGTTTCATAAGCTGTTTTGGAAATTTTGCCTTTTTGAAATCTTAATTTTGCATCCGCTTCTAATTTAGCCTGTAGCTCTTGGTTTATTTTTCGTTCTTCCTCGGCACTTTTTTTCGCAAAGCCTTGTTTTGCAATAAATAAATCAATTTGTTCTTTTGAATTTTGTAATAATCTATTGGTTTCATCCTCGGCTAACTTTTTATTTTGTTCTGCTTGTTCTTTTTTCAACCCAGACAAAACCTTCATTTGTTCCAATCTAGCTTGTAACCCTCTATCCTCTGCTTCGTCTATTTTGGCAATCAATTCTATTTCGGCTTTTCTCTCCTCGTTTGTTAGATTTTTTTCACCTTTAATAGATTGTTGTATTTTTAAACGCCTCATTTCTAATTCCAAAATATGCTTTTCTGCCTGTCCGTTCTTTTCTGAAATAGCAATTATATTATTAGCCGCTTTCGCTCTTTCAGCAAATGATTTAGACGTGTCTTTTGATATCAAAAGCTGTTCATCTAAAGCATCGTTAACAGCTACTTGGTTCCTTTCATAAGCTAACTGTTCCCTCGCTATCTGTCTGTTTATAGCCGCTATCTTTGCGCCTTTTACTGCATTTTCATCTAAGAATTTACCGACTGCTTTCGCTCCGTTTGCAATTTTATCAGTTAGATTTACCACACCTGTACCCGCTTGTAAAACTCCGTTTGTAACTTTTTTAAAATCTAAATTTATGATACCGTCTAGTATCACGGAAAAAGCTGTAAATCGATTTATCAAATTACCTTTTACAAACTCGTACAATTCCGACAAAGCTTTTTTAGGATTTGAAAAAACCGAAACTAGTTTTTCACCAAGACCAGAAGCTATCGATAAGATACCGCTAAACACAGCTTTTAATGGCTCTAAAACCGCTGTCAACTTATCTGCACCCGCCTGTGTGTTTGTGAAATAAGAAATCAAAGAACCTAAAGCTATGACTATCAAACCAATACCCGTACTAGCCAAAGCAATAGTAAAAGCTTTTAATCCAATTGTTGAAGCCGTGGTAGCGACGGTAACACCCTCTGTTGTAGTAGCTAAAGCTACGTTTGCGACCGTCTGCTCCTCTGATAGAACAACATTTGTTTCTTGTGCAACATTAGAGGCTTCGGTAGCGGTTGTAAAACCGAGTAATGAAGAAATTGAGGCTGATATTCAAAGAGAAAAAAATAAAAAAATTCTAGACGATAGTAAATTTTTATCAGAGCAACAATATCAAGAAAAGCAAAAAGCTTTAAAGTCGGATTATGATTTGGAAATAGCACACCAACAGCTTTTGTTTGATAGCAAGTTGATAAACCAGCAGGAGTTAGATGTGGCTTTAGACACGCTAAAGCTGGAAAACCAAGCAAAGAACGATACCTTAACAGAAGAAAGAAAAGTAGCCGATCAGGAAAAGCAATTAATTGATTTAGAAAATCAAAAAATAATTGATGAAGAAAATTTTATAGCTCAGGGCGAACTTGACAAAGAAAGAAATGCGATAAAATTAGAGCAAGAACTAGCCAACGCAGAAAAGACAGGGGCAGATACGCAACTTATAAAAGATAAGTATGCTAAAATGGACAAAGACATTGATAACGCAGTTATGCAGAATAAGTTATCTTTAGCTAGTCAAACGTTTGGACAATTAGCAACTATACTAGGCGAAAACTCAAAAGCTGGTAAAGCGGCGGCGATAGCACAGGCGACAATAGATACTTATTCAGGGATAAATAAAGTTTGGTCAACGGCGTCTACTTTACCCGAACCGTTAGCAACTGGGCAAAAGATACTCTCAACCGTAATTGTAGCAAAGTCAGGTTTTGATTCTGTAAAAAAAATAACAGCTACCAAATCACCCGATATTAAAAGACCTAATTACGCTACTGGTGTAATCGGTTTGCGGGGTGCTGGAGATGGTACAAGCGATAACGTAACCGCTAATTTATCGGCTGGTGAAAGTGTTATAAATGCAAGAAGTACAGCGATGTTCGCAAACGAATTAAGCGCAATAAATCAAATAGGAGGTGGCGTTGGATTAAACGGAGCATCAAATATTTTAAACCAAAATGGGATTCAAAATAACGCTAATAATTCTCAACTTGTAAGTATGATAGCTGAAGCAGTAGCAATTGGAGCAGAGGCAGGAACTAGTAGAGGTGCGCAATCAGGAATTACAAAACTAAGCGATAACCGAAAAATTATGAATGATGCAAAGTTTTAAAAAGAAAACAAACAGCGTAAAAAGAAAAGTGTTAACTTTGCTAGAAACAGGCGTTGATCCTTTTTTCGAGGGTAAATTTAATTTCGAGAACACTAATAAAGATGTTGAGTTATTAGCCATTGAAAGAAAAAATATTTGTTCAGGTTGTGAGTTTTATGAAGATGAGCCGATAGAAGCTTTTCAGGTACATGACAAAAATATCCCAGAATTAAGCAATAAAATGTGTGGGGATTGCTTTTGCATACTTTCTTATAAATTAAGACAATCAAAAATAAAATGCGGTAAATGGCAAGAGTAGTAGAGTACATAAGTTCTAATATGAAGATTGTGAAAACTTTCGTAAAAATTGGCAGGATGCCCCTGTCGGTTATGACGGATTACGACATTTACTTGTTCTACAAATCAATCGATTATGAGAATGCACAAATGCGAAAATATAAAATAGTTGCAGACAGGTTTAAATGCTCAGTTGACACGGTGAGGCGTGCAGTTGTTGCGATGGAAAAGATTGTTTAATTTAAAAGAAAGGAGAAAAAAAACCGCTACTTAATCGTGGCGGTTTTTTATTTTTAAAAGCTTTCATCCGCTTCTTTCTGATTATCAAATAAACGACAACCCCAACAACTATAATTACCGTTATTGTAAGTTATTTTGTCTCTAAAGTCTTGTTTATTGTAGTTTTCAATAGTTTGTTCGAAAGTTGAGCTTTCATCTTTAAATAATAAGAAAGCACCAGAACTATTGCCTGTACAGGCGTAACCTTGCGACCATATTTCCATAATTGCGTAAATTTAAAAAAAGTCCTGCCCTACACAGGACTTTTCAGTTATTAAATAGATACGTAACACTTCATACGTTTGAATAGCGAATTTACAAAAGTTTTGTCAATGTGCAAATATTTTCACAAACTATTTTTGCTTAATATTCTATTTTTCAATTTAATTTTATACAAAATTATTTTTACGATGCACGAAATTAAAATATACGGTGAAATAGTTCCTTTTGAAGAAGACTGGATTATCAACCAAGGCGGTTACGTGAATTTAACTACTGTTCAGAATCAATTGGCAAAAGCTGAGGGAAAAGACATTAAAGTTAGAATAAGATCTTTTGGTGGCGATGTAGAAACAGGATTTACTATTTACAACGAACTAAGACGTTACGCAAAAGAAAATAATGCAAAGGTGGTAACTCTAGGAGAGGGTCAAGTCGCCTCAATTGCTACGGTTATTTTTTTAGCTGGAGACGAAAGAATATTAACAGGACACACAGAACCATTCGTACACAACGCTTGGACATATACAGAAGGTGATTCCAAAACTTTAGTTAGAGTTGCTACTGAATTAGATAAATGCAACAACATGATAGCTGAACACTACGCACTTCATACCGATTTATCAAAAGAAGAAGCTCTAGAGTTAATGGGTAACGATACTTCAATTACAGCCGATGAAGCGAAAGCCATTCGTTTCTGTACCAGTATTGAAGAGGTCTTAAGACCAGTAGCATTGAAAAGAATTATTAACAAAAACAACGATAAAATGAGTAATAAAACAAAAAGATTGACATTCTATGCGAAAAAGACGCTAGGGCTGATTTCTAACAAAGTAGTTTCTACTACTGACGGAAAAGATTTAGATTTTTACGAATTGGCAGACGATGCCGTGATAGCTGTAGGCGACAGAGCTTATTTCGAAGGCGCAGACGCAGACGGTAGTTATATCATGCCAACAGGCGAAACTTATGTTTTCGTTGCTGGAGAATTAACCGAAATTCAAACAGAAGACCCTGCTAATGACAGTGCAGGCGATCTATCCGAAGCAGAGGCGACAATCACTGCGTTAATGGATAAAGTGAACGAGCAAGCCAGTAAAATTGAAGAACTTACAGCGAGCAACATCGCAAAAGATGCGTTAATTGCTGGCTATAAAGCAAGTTCTAAGCCCGCCCCAGCACAGGCGAAAGAAGCACCTAAAGCAAAAGAGCAAGAAGCTGACAAAGGGCTTATCGAGAAAATTACAAAACTTCAAAATATTAAAATAAAATAACTATGGCAATAGATGTAACAACATTCGAAGCGATGCGAGATTTGGCGGAAACGCTAACAGCAAGCGAGAAACTAACTTTATCAAACGCAATCTTTACAAATTCTTTTTTAACTTCTGACATCACAGAGCGTCATGCAGTTATCACAGGGGTAAACACAGGTGATGTAGTGCCTATTTTGGACGAGTCCGTAGATTACGCATCGTTTCCTTTCATGTCTCAAACTGAATGTACGCAAAATTCGTGCGATCTTAATATTACCTTTTCTGGTAAAAAATGGACACTTGGTCAAATTGGCTGTAGATACGATATTTGCATGAAAGAGTTTCTACCTGATTTTAGAAAATTCTTTAATGAGAATTTACAGGTATTAGATAATTTAGATTTGCAATCTCAATTGATTTTGTATTTACAAAGTAAAATCGTTAAAAATTTTAACGGAGCAAAATACAGAGTAGCTTATTTTGCCGATACAGCAGTTACGACAGGGGCAAATGCGCCTTTATTAGGTGAATTTGACGGATTCTTTGCACAAGCTGAGGCTGGTTCAGGTTTACAATTAAGTTTTAATCAAATAAACCCAACTGGAGCTGAAATCTACGAAGCTTTAGAAGAAGCTTATGCTTATTTCATGGAATCAAACTGGTCAGATAAAGAGGGTGTTGTTTGGAAAATGACACGCAAAATGGCAAGTTTATGGGTGCGATGGATGAATGGATTGAAGGATAAGTCGCAATACAACTGCGAGTGCTTTTCTCCTGATGGCTTAACAGCAATGAGAACTTATTCATTAAAAGGAAACCTTACTATATTGGGTATTCCCGTAGAAATTGAAAGAGATTTAGACGGCATAATTTCTCAATTAGATTTAGATCGTCCTTATAGAGCGTTATTGACTTATAGAAATAACATGCCAATTGCCACTCAAATGAGCGAAAACTTGAATGAGTTCGATGTTTGGTATAACAAAGACACTAAGAAAGTTGTAATCGAAGCCGAAGCTTTGATCGGCGCATCTTTACCTACTGATGAGTATGTGTACATTGGTGCAGAGACAGCTTCGCCAAGCGTTTAATCATTTTAAAAAATAAATAAATATGGCAATTACAAGTATTTGCGGAATTTTAAAAAACGGTCAGGATGCGTCATGCAACGCACCTGCCCGTAGGTTTCACCAGCAAGCGGTTTTGATTAACAAATCACACATAGACCCAACAAGTGTAGTGTTGACGTTACCCGACCCTGAAACTGGTGTTTGTGCATACAACGTGCAATTTTCATTAAAAGCAGGTGAAACAGGAATCAGATTTACGGGTCCCGAAAATGGAAGTTCGTATAAAGGCTATTTCGATAAAACACAGGCAGACAATGGGTATGTTCAATACAAGCACAACGCTCAGTTACTAATTGTTGGTTCTACAGAAGAAACAAAATGTATCTTAGATGCGCTTGGAAAAGGGAAGTTTATAGCTGTTTACCAGTTTACCGATGGGACGGTAGAAGTTTACGGTTGGGAAAATGGACTTTCGGCTGGTGATTTTACTTGGGATGCGCAAGAAGGAGGAGGAGGTACTGCAATAGTACTTTCATCTATGGATATTGCACCTGAAAACTACGTACCTTTAGCTTACAAATCACTTGTTACAGGCGGTGAAACTGCGGATTTTGATTCTAATTTTGAAAACGGCGCACCTAGCGTGTAATTATGACAGTTCAGGAGTTAATATTATTAAATAAAGCTGAGGTTAGAAGAAATTCTAACCTTATGCATTTATACCTAACTTACTTTAAAGAAGCTTTTGGCAAAACACCCAATTGCGCATCATGCTCATTTGGTACAGATTGGCAAAAATTAGTTTCTTTATATTCGGAAAAAACGGTAACTTTACAAAAAGTAAATCCTATGAAAACTATAAAAATAAAAAAGGTACAAGGAAAGATATTGAATTATAAAAAAGACGGCAAGACATATCGTCAATATGACAATATTTTGACAGATGAATTTATAAAAGAATTTATCACCAATGGCACAGAAGAAGAAATTGCAGAGCGTAAGAAAATGTTTGTTTTCCCAGCTGAAGATGTTGATTTTGTGCAGGAGGAAATTGTCGGCGATTTATCGACATTGAAAAATTTCAATTCAAAAGAAAAAAGAAATAGAAAAAATAGAAAATAATGTCGGAAACAAAAACAATAGTTGGCAAATTTAGAGCAAAGTTCGTAGAACTTTACAGCAGGTTCATTGTTTTGAAAGAAGATAAAGATGAATCAATTTACGCCAACGGTGAAAATAATCTTTACCCAAATGAAATTGAATTAGCGATTTTGAACAGTCCCTCTGGTAAGTCAGCTTCAAAAGTTTTTGCGAAATACATTTCAGGAAAAGGAGTTCAAGCTGATTATGTTGTAAATCCCGATAAAAACTATAAACTTTCAAAGATAGTAAGAATGTCGGCTAATGATGTTTCAAGACAATATGGAACATTTTTTCACATTGGACAATATTTAGAAAATGGGGTATTAAGACCTACCATTGATGTATTGGAGTACACAAAATGCAGAATTGGCAAAGAAGACGATAATAATTTTGTTTCAAAATATTGGTTAAAAGATTGTTCGGTTACAAAAAGAAGTTTTGGATCAAAAGCAAGTACTTCTGAATGGTTTTACGCTTTTAACAATGACGAAAATGTTATTTTAAATCAAATAAAAGCCGATTATTTAGCTTCAGATCCAAAAGAAAAAGAAGCTGATTTAGCAACGATGTTGCCACACTACAGAGGTCAGGTTTATTATTTAAATTTAACTCCAGAATTTAAATATGCCCTTTCGCCTTTCGATGCGTGTTATAATGATTTGGACTCGGAATATAGGATTTCAATGTTTACTAATAGGAATGTGCGAACAGGATTCCTAGGTAAAACATACGTTGTTACTTCTGGACTAGACGAAGAGGAAAATGACACCGTGGATGAAGACATTGTGAAATGGTTAGGTTCTGAAAACATAGGAGGCACTTATCATTTAGCTTTAGAAGCTGGTGCTGACATTGACAAAGTTTTCAAAGTCGGGCAGGTAAAAGCAGAATTTGATGATAAATTGTTTGCGGAAACTAAGACCACTTTAAGAGACAACATCTACTCGCAAGCTAACAACGTACCATCACAGCTAGTAAAAGCGGAAACTTCTATTTTTGGTACGCAGTCGGAAACTTACGTAGAAATGAAAAAATTCTACACGGAGCAAACTCAGGATGAAAGAAAAGAAATAGAAGATACTTTAAATTACTTAGGCTTTCCGTGTAAAATTATTCCGATAATTGATATTTCAGAAAAAGAAATAGTACAAGCAGGAGAAAAAACAGCAGAGCAAAAAAATGCAGACGCACAAGCAGAATTAAGGGGCACCGTAGGGGGCGGACAACTTGTTCTTACAACGCAACAAGCCGTAGCAAATGGAACTTCTACAGAAGAAAGTGCAATAGCTTTATTTGAATTAGTGATGGGCTTCTCAGCAGAAGAGGCAATTCGTTTATTAGGCAATCCAGAAGAAACAGATGAACCTACTACCACAACAGTATAACTGCATCGGCATATTAGCCAAGCATTGCGATTTGTCAAAAATATGCATTGCTGAAAACGAAGCGTCTAATTTCGATTTATCGGAGTTGTTTTGTGATTTTTGGCTAGATATAGAAGCTATAGAAGCTGAGGTAAAAGCTTACGACAATGCACCATTGCCTAAGCCAACTATTCCAATAAATTATACAAAGAAAAAAGAGTTATTAGAAGGAGGAAATTACGAGGATTGTGGAGGTAAACTAAGACCATTTGACGGCGTTTACAAAATAATGGCTTACTATTCGTATGCTAGATACGTGATGCTTAACGGTTTTAATGATACGGCAACTGGGTTAGTTCAGAAAACAAACGAATTTTCAAT